GAACTATTTTACCAGATCACTCCCAGTACTAAATAGAATATCGGAAGAGAAACATGAGTCAAATTAATACAAACGGAATCACCACTAACTACCCGATACCGGGACAGAACAACAGTACCCAGCCTTTTCGGGATAACTGGTCGCAGATCACGACGCAACTAAACACGGCAGCGGGAGAGATCACTGACCTACAATCTAAGGCAGTGCTAAAGGCGGCGCTCAACAATACAACATTGAATAATGATCTGGCGAATACCCTAATCAGTAATGCTGCTATTAGTGGATTTAGATCAACAACCTACAATCTAGGAAATGCACTGGCTGGTGCTGTTCTCGTGAATGTGAATCAAGCAGATGTGCAGTTCGGTGCTGTTCAAGGAAATGTCACCCTACAATTCGGCGGCTGGTCCCCTACAAACACAGAGAGCAATGTCGTTGTCAGGTTCAGCATGACCAATCCTAATGCGGTTATATCATTCCCAAATAACTGTGTTGCTTCAAACAACAACTTTGGTGTCACTCTCTTAGAAAACTTTGCGATGATAGGTAATGTAGCAACCGTTACTGCCCCGGCAAATGCTGGCATCTTAGAATATCAGTTCACCTCACTTGATTGCGGCAACACGATCACAGTCACTCCAGTCAATCGACCATTCCAAGCAACTCAAACAGTGACCCGCGATCCTCCTCCAACTGGAATATTAGGTGATGTAAACGGCGACATCGCAGTAGGATCATCATTAGATCAACTCACGGTGATCAGTTCTACTGCGGCCGGAAACTATTTTAGTACAGCGAATACATATCAACTCTATCCGCAACTACCTGTAGTCTTTACCGGTAATGTATTTGAAGCAAATATCACGCCTGGAACGACTTACTATGTCAGGAATGTAGTGTCATCTACTGATTTTACAGTGGCAACAGACTTTGCAGTCACTGCTAATGTGCAAGTGGCTGATAATACTGGTAATGTGATGTATGCTAATCCAGCATCATATCTATATGTAGCCACTGGCTCGTTTAACTCTAATACGATTAGTAAGACTGTAACAAACACCTTTTCAACAAATAACTTTATTGTATTAAGTACAACAAGTAACCTAAGTGTCAATTCACCTATCGTCTTCACTGGCAATGTGTTCGGTGGACTAGCTGCTAATCAAATATATTACATCACAACCATTGATACTGGTAATAATCAGATTGCAGTAAGCCAGGCTCGTCAATATGGTGTTGCCGGTGCGAATGTACAGTTAATTACTGCGAACGGTACTGCTACGGCTACATGCTATACCGGTGGTAATGATATCTGGCGGCGTGTCAATCTCACTGCTTGGTAATAAATCGGAGTAAGTAAGATAGAACATCCATTTGTAAACGATCTAAAAAGCAAGACACTAGAAGAATTACAAGAAACTATGTCTAGCCTGACAAATAAGTTGACATATGCTTATCGTACTGGAAATGGTGCTCTCATCAGTCAACTGACCATGGCCCTTGAAAGTTATAAGAGCCAGCATCGTAAAAAAATGGATGAGATTTTTGACAAACAAAAGTTAAATAATACTATAAACATTCAATCTCAGGCTACTTCCAATGAACACAAGAATTGAGAAAGACTTCTTTTTTCAGAGTGCCGTGCATTTTGAGAATAAGTTTTATATCAACTCGTATGAGTTATCTGCATCTATGCTTGTGGAAACATCCTCACTGAGAGAACAACAAGTATCTATGAATAGGATAGAATATTTTATCGGAGAATTTTTACAGAATTCTGTATTCGTTGACATGTCAGATGCCCTAGCAATAAAAAAATATATAAAAGCCGGAGTAAGAGTATGCAGATTTCCTGAACAACCGTATGACCAGATCGTGTCAATGATAGTATTGCTCAAACTAAATGCTATCGCAGAGGGCAGAATAAAGATCACCGACCTGATCATGGGATCGCTGATGAGTGATGGAGTAAAATATAATATCGTATCAGAGGTCGCTGAAGGTAGTTATGGTGGAAATCATTGGTGGAATAGATCCTGTGCTAGCGTAGAGGAACCTGCAGGCAAACAGAATGATGATAATGTCGTTAAGTTGTTTGATGACAGTAAATGGGCTGATTTGAACTTATCCTGGAAAAAAAATACTAAAAATAGTTTGACACTACGAGATTAACCTGCTATAGTAACTATATGATAACAGATAAGTATGGGCAACTGGTGTATGACGAGAAAGACCTATGCGACCTCTACATGAGCAACACTGAGATATCGTTAAAAAATGTATTGACGACATCTAATATTGATATCAACGCCCTAGAACTTAACGATGCTCCGCATTTAATACCACATATCATAAAAGAGGATCTATCTGTAGAAGAGTTTGATTCTATCAACCGAGAAAATTGGTATATCCCCGGAGAATATAAAGATTTTGATATCGCAAAGTTTGTATTAGACCAATGTAAGGATGAAGCAGAACTACAGAGAGCGGGAGAAGAATTGCTCCTATATCAAGAGCGTGACCTGTTCATGTTGTTGCGTTATCTGAAATACTTCGTAGATACCATGCGTAAGAATAGTATCGTCTGGGGAGTAGGCAGAGGATCAAGCGTCAGCAGTTTTGTACTCTATCTTATCGGGGTACATCGGATAAATTCGCTGTATTATGACCTATCCATCAATGAATTTTTAAAATGATACCTTATTAAGTAATAAATAACACAGAGGAGATACGCAACATGTCACAATATAGATCAGCCCGCGGTAAGACATTAGATATGAGCGCACTTATGTCAAAGAATGAGAAAACACGAGCCGTTGGAAATATGAAGGTAAATGCTCGCGGAGATACGATAGATGCAAAGGGTAATGTGATCGTACCTGTCAATAAGAAGGTATCAGATGGTTATCAGAATACTATCGGCAATCGTTCAGCAAATATCATCAAGAAGGCAGAAAGATTGCGTCCTGATGAAGCACCAGTTAACAATGTTCCTTTAGCAGAAGAACTCGTTCCAGAAATTGAGGACGAGATTGATGCTGATTTCGTGAAGGAAGAAGTAAAACAAGAATCGTTCGTTATCAAGCCGGCAAGTGAAGCACCAGAGTTTTTTAAACCGGAACCAAAAGCTAAAAAGTAAACATGACAAAAGTTAATCTTACCCGAACACAAGTTTCTAACCTCCGTCCACTGAAGGATACTATCCTTGTTTGCGATATGGAGTTTAAAGAACGTCTGAGTCGCGGAGGACTTATTCTCCTAGATGATGACATGAAGAGTGCAGGCATCCGACCGAGATGGGCGAGAGTCTATGCTGTAGGACCTGAAGTAGAGGATGTAAAAGTAGGCGATTATATTATGATTGGACACGGAAGATGGAGTCGTGGTCAGACCATTGAAGACGACGAAGGCGAGAAAATCATCCGTAAGGTAGACCCGAATGATATTTTATTAATTAGCGAAGAAAAAGTAAACGACTATACAATGACCGATAAGGAATACTAAATGATAAATACATGTGCTGTAGTTCGCGATACTAATTGTAAAACACGGTCTCCGGAGTCATAACGACGAAGGCGAGAAAATCATCCGTAAGGTAGACCCGAATGATATTTTATTAATTAGCGAAGAAAAAGTAAACGACTATACAATGACAGACAAAGAATATTAACCAATCCAGGGAGTGAGAGCGATCTCACTCCCACTTTTAAAGAGTCCCCAAATGAATTCTAAATGGAAAGAGAGCATGATCAATGCTATGCCTTACCTTGCCGTATTTGGCGGAATAGGAATCACCGCCTATACCATAACAAAGATAATACAACGGGCAAACAATACTATTGACTATGTAAATAAAGAAGTGTATAGTGATTACAATGATGAATATTATCCTTCAAGGTCAATGAGAAAGAAACAATGAAGAATCTCTGGGTCGAAGCGTACAGGCCAAATACGGTCGCGGATTATGTTTTCGTAGACGACCGACAACGAGAAAAGGTTGAAGGTTGGATCGCAGAAGGATCTATTCCGCATCTATTGCTATCAGGTGAGCCCGGCACTGGGAAGACCACCCTCGCTAAGGTATTGATTCATGATCTCGGTGTAGAAAGTTACGATGTGCTATACATCAATGCTTCACGCGAGAATGGTATTGATACTTTGCGAGAGAAGATCAATGGGTTTGTGCAGACTATGCCATTCGGTAAATTCAAGGTGGTTCTACTTGATGAGGCTGACTATCTGACACAGCAATCTCAGGCTGCTCTTCGCGGTGATATGGAGACATATTACCAGACAGTGCGATACATCCTGACTTGCAACTACGAGCATAAGATCATTCCAGCATTGCGTGAATCTCGTTGTTATAAGATGCACATCGCAAAACCCGACATGACAGACTTTACTGCCCGCGCTGCAACTGTTCTTATCTCAGAGGATATTCAGTTTGAGTTGGATGACCTTGACACTTATGTCCGTGCGACATATCCTGATCTTCGCAAGTGCCTGAATGAACTTCAGAACAATTCCAAGTCCGGGGTACTATCTCCTGCTCAAGCAGAGGGAAATAGTGAATCTGAATTGCTCATCGCTGCAACAGAACTATTCAAGTCTGGAAAGATCCTTGAAGGTCGTCAGCAAATAATGCAATACATCAGCCTCTATCCAACCCGCATCGAGGATTGCTACAGGTTTTTCTACGATAACCTTGACCTCTGGGGAAATACACAAGAACGCAAAGATGCTGCGATCATCACAATTCGCAATGGTCTTGCAAATCTATCACTAGTTGGGATCCCTGAGGTTTCACTAGCCGCTACATTAGTAGAATTGACATCATGAGCGAAGATACTCTTGAAAATGCTCTTGCAGCAGCCAGAGATCGCGGCAAGATTTGGCTAGAAAAGTTTAAGACTAAGCCGCTTGAAGAACAGATGGAATATCTTGCTCAAGAACTATTTTACGCTATAGAGCATAATCCATACGGTTCTCCAAATGGTAGACAGCATTGGCATGAAATTCCTGATGTTGATGAAAATTATGTATCAGGAACAGATAAATTAAGATATAAATATGCTGCTGAGGCAGCAGTAAAAATAGTAGGTTATATGGGATTAGAGAAATCTCACCAGCAGCCTCAATAATTTAACCGACATCATAGGAGAAACCCATGTCATGGCAAGCAACATTAACTATCAATAATAATACTGCATACAACATTACGGTAACACATAATAACATCGGTGACTTGACTGTCATTTCACCTAATAGTTCTTGGTCTAACACTGATCAAGAAAGCACCCCTAATAACACGAATGCATTGAAGTTCTGGCAACAACCTAATGTATGGTTTATGCAAGGTTCAGCATCATTCGGGCCTACTGCTGGCGTATATGTTGATCGTGGTTGGATGGATCCAAACGCACAGACGATAAAGATGACTGCTGATGCAAACGGCAAAGAATGGGTTCAGACCCAAAACGGCGGAGAAACACTACTTGCTTGGAATGAATTTGAGCAAGGCGGTGTGATTACCCTTACTTTTGACCCGGAGTGAACCATGAGATATTTGTTAATTACATTTGTTAGAAAAGAAAACGGACAGATTGATGAACTGGTAACAGTAAACAAGCGTTGCCGACCAGCAGACATGAATCAGTCAAATGTGATTCTAGATTTTGCTGAGAAAAAGGTACTAAAATGTGTCATTGAAGGCAAAGATCATGATACTACCTTTGACATCATGCGTGAATACTATCGAAAGGTATACCCTGCATTGGTCACCCAGTTAGAAAAGGAAGGGCCGATAGCCGCAGCCCAAGAACAAGGCATGAACCGTCAGCAACGGCGGGCGGCAGAGTCAAAGAAATAAACGGGGCCGAAGCCCCGTTTACCTTATAAGTATTTCCATCCTGATTTTTTATTACCAGAAATATTTCTCTCGCTTCTCCTAATACGCTCTCTTATTGCATAATGAGAAATTTTGTATTCTTTTGCAGCAGAAAAAATACTATTAAAAATTTTTCCCTTAGGATCAATACAAGGTCTTTCTTTAATTCTCCCATAATTACTAGGGATGTGTCTGCCGGGATAATAATTTAATGGTACATCATTCGGAGAAACGTAAACATTGTCTTTGCCGTTTGTATACCAATGGAGATCTAAATCTTTTACTGCTGACCTACCGAACATGGGATTATTAGTACCAAACAAATTTCTATGTGCTGCTGGATTATATACCCCTGAGGCAAATCCGTCTCCCTCTTCGGATTTTAAATTAGCCCAAGTTTTTTGCCATTCTCATCACGCTCATCTACTATATTCCATAGTTTACTATAATACAGGCCCCATTCTTTAAGTTCTTCTGTAGTCCCGCATTACTTAAGGATTTTAGTAGTTACGTCATACCCGTGTTTCTTAATATGTGGTATCCAGTACTCACCGGATCCCTGGTATTTGTAGGGATTTTGGATAGTTTTTCCTAGGTATTTTAGTCCTGTTTTGTTGTGAGTTTTGAGATACAGATAAATAGTCATGCTGATTGCTCCTTTATAGCGTTAGAGTAGTTGGGTGGGACCAGCACCGCGAACTACATTTCAGTATCTATTTATCATATAATTTTAAAATATGTTCAATTATAGCGTGACGTTTAATATCTTTGGTAGTAAATTCACACTTAATCATACCAGGAACCTCACTAGAGTTAAGTTTATTCTTTAAATCCAATAAACCATTTAGACCATTTGATCGGTCGGCCTGATCAGTATCACCGGTAAGTATTATTTTACTATTTTCACCTATGCGTGTAAGCAACATTTTAAACATGTTAGGAGTAGCATTTTGCATTTCGTCTGCTATTAACCAAGTTTTTTTAAATGTTCTTCCGCGCATCATCCCTAATGGAGCAAATTCTATTATTTCTTCTTTAAGAAAATATTCTATCTCAGTTGAAGAATAATATTCCTTTATTACATCCATTAATGGTTTGACCCAAGGTTCTAGTTTTGAATTTAAATTTCCAGGAAGAAATCCATGATTTTCAGATTCAATACTAATTGCTGGTCTTGTTAGTAATATCTTTTCACAATCTCCTTGTTTCATTGCTTTTATGGCTGCTAACATAGCAAGATATGTTTTCCCTGTTCCCGCAGGACCTGAGACCATTACGATATCTGTTTCAGGGTCGGTCAATGCGATGATATATTTTTCCTGATTTATACTCTGAGGTATTAGTTCGATTGGTTTTCTGGGTCTTTTAGGTTGGGATTGATTAAAGTCAATAGTTTTTGATTCTTTCATATAAAACATCTTGCTTTCATCTACATATCTTCTTGGTCGTGTTTCTTTTCTTAAGTGCTTAGCCACGCTTGATATCTCCTAAATTTGATACTATTAGTCTAGAGAAATTTCTTTCTCATGTGTATTTAAAAGGACGTATTCAGTAAACAAGCAGTATGCAGGAATTTTCCTTGAATGATAAATATTAACTCAGCAAAGACAATTGTCTTGGTTCAATGCCTAAAAGTATAAATACTTATATGAGCAACAAGTCCCTTCCAGCAGATAAGTTTTTTAACAATGTGAACTTCGTATCCATAATTGATACGATTCGCGGGGTCTATATGTCTGATGGTGCTATGTCCACTCTTTTGGACTTTGAACGTGTATTGGATGAAGCAGACCTCTATGCATTCAAGAACTGGTCACTAGGTGAACTCGTTGATGGTCCAGTCATCGGTAGATATTCTTGCAAATGCACATTCATGTGGCCTTATAAACTCATGCCCGATCCTAGAGGTGCATTAAGATTAGTAAACATAGGATGCAAAACAAGCATCGGTAAGAGCAAGATCGAGGTTCCGGTTGAAGTGTTAGACTATGAAGACTTCGTTCCAGGAACACGCTATCCTAAGATGCATACTAGAGATGTCTGGTTTATTCAGATTGAGATTCCTATCGAATTGATGGATGATATCAAAGAAGGTTCTATTGACCTTGCTGATTCAACTATTGACCTTTCCGAGATAGAAGATGCCTATAATGAGGACCTTGACGACTCTACCGCTAGAGAAGAATCGGCACCAGAAACAACTGCTGACCAAGCACAGGCCCCTGAAGAAGAAATGGCTCAGGCCGGAAACCCATTGGGATGACAATGAAAACACTAAATGAAGCCCTAGACTACATGGATATGAAGGACCAAATAGAACCTAAGATCACCGTTGATGAATATGCGGCTAAAATGGGCAAAGATAGTGATATCGTGACCCTGACATTCACCGTACATTCTAAGCTTGCCGCCAAGGATCTAACATCTTGGTTAGAGCGTGGATATGAATTTGTGCTTGATGCTAGCGTCAGTGATGGAGAACTAGAGCCAGGTGAATGGTTGGTATTTGTTGAGATGCAACGCCGCATTGCAGTTCCTGATAGAATAATTAAATTGCTATCTGACCTAGAGACACTCACTGATATTTCTATTGACGATTGGGTGGTAGACATCGCAGGTAAAGAAGTAGGTGCCAATGAACAACAGATCAGAGACGAGATGATCCTGAACCCTAATGAATATAAAATGGAAAAAGAACAGGACGAGAAACTAGATGAGGTCCGACAGCTTGCCGGACTAAATTTGGATAAGACTCCTTATGTTGAGGACGAATATATCAAGAATCTCAAGGCAATCGCAAGAATTTAGGCTTGACATCTCATACATAGTGTGTTAGTATACTAGAATGGATCATTATAGCATATTGGGAGTATCTCGCGAAGCCTCCCTGGAAGAGATCAAAAAAGCATATCGTAAATTGGCTATGCAACATCATCCCGATCAGGGCGGAGATATCAGTAAATTTCACAAACTAAACGAAGCGTATGAGACACTGAGTGATCCCAGTAAAAAGCATCTATACGATAATCCACGGAAACAATCACAGCATCCTGGAGGATTCAATTTCAATGTGAATGGATTTGACCTAAATGATATATTCCGTCAGGCGTTCGGTCAACAAGGTACTAATCCGTTTGATAATAACCCTTTCAGACAGACACAACAACAATTATATCGCACTAGGTTAGAGATATCATTGATGGATTCATATTACGGAGAAGAAAAGGCATTACAGGTTAGCTCACCAACCGGAGTTAGTGCTATCAAGGTCAAGGTTCCACCGGGAACTAAATCCGGAGACCAGGTCAGATATGATGGCGTGATCGATGGTGCTCATCTTGTCATAGAGTTCATTGTTTTACCTGATCTAAAGTTTGATCGCAGGGGCAATGATCTATACTTCAATCTCCCGATCTCTATTTTAGATTTGATTGTAGGAACAAAGGTAGACTTTAGAACTATAGACGGAAAGATGTTGTCAGTAAACATTCCCCCTAGGACACAGCCGACCATGCAGGTCAAGATATCAGGTGAAGGAATGCCTATATCAGATAGCGGACAGTATGGTGACCAAATACTATTGCTTAAACCTATCCTACCTGATAATATAGACGATGATATAATTGAAGCTATAATCAATAGCCGAAATAAATAGTAATAACACTTTTAAAGGAAATAGAAATTGCATAGCAGTCCGGAAATTGAGAATATCATTGAGCGAGCAATAGACTCGGCTAAACAGAGAAACCATCATTATTGCACGGTAGAACACCTACTATGGGCTCTAGTGACTCATCCTCCTTTTAAGAAGTGTCTCAATAGTTTCAATGTTGACACTGATCTCATGGTCACTGAGATTGAAGCATACCTAAACGCACTACATGCTATTGAATCTAAGGAAGCTGATTGTCAACCACGCAAGACGAATACTCTTGAGCGGGTGATGAATCGTAGCGTGACGCAGGTTCTGTTTACTGGTCGTCAACAGATGATGACGATTGATCTTTATCTGAGCATCATGAATGAAGGTAGCTCCCATGGTCATTATTTCCTGTTGAAGTATGGCGTCGCTAAGAATGATTTTGTCACACATTGGCAGAGGACCTATAAGGGCGGCGACTATTCCGGAACTATCACACCTAATCAAGCTGACGAAATCCTTGAAGAATACACCCTAAACCTGACTGCTCTTGCCCGTCAAGAAAAGCTGGAGCCAGTCATCGGCCGCACAAAGGAGATTGATGATATCATCAATGTACTCGCAAAGCGTTTCAAGTCTAATGTCCTAATGGTCGGTGATCCTGGTGTAGGAAAGACTGCTATCGCCGAAGGTATCGCCCAAGCAATCGTCAATGATGAAGTACCTGACTTCCTTGAAGGATATGAACTGTATTCACTTGAGATCGGTTCCCTTCTTGCTGGTTCACGCTATCGCGGTGATTTTGAAGAAAAGGTTAAGCAGGTACTTGATGCGCTCGCAATCAAGAAGAAGGCTATCCTTTTTATTGATGAAGCACACACGATGCAAGGTGCAGGTAGTACTTCTAACGGATCAGTTGATTTTGCAAACATGATCAAGCCTGCTATCACTAAGGGCAATCTGAAAGTAATCGCATCTACAACTTGGGAAGAGTATTATGAATCCTTTGAAAAGGATCGTGCTTTGATGCGTCGTTTTTATCGTATCTCTATTGACGAACCGTCTGAAGAATCTACCGTTCGTATTCTCAGTGGTCTTTCAACACGTCTCAATGATTTCCACAGCGTGTCTATCTCTGAGGAAGCGATTGCAGCAGCAGTTGAATGTTCTTCAAGGTATATCCATGATCGCAAGAATCCAGACAAATCAATTGATCTATTGGATGCTGCATGTGCGAAGCAGCGTGTTCTCATGAACGAAGGCGCGATCATCACGAAGCAATTGATCCATGAACAAGTAGAGAAGTTCACTGGTGTTCCTGCTGACAAGCTGTCAGATGATAATCTTGAGCGTATCAATACGCTTGAGTTCAATGTCAAGAATAAACTCTATGGTCAAGACGAGACCGTAGATAAGGTTCTTGAAAGGGTTTATGTGTCGTTTGCTGGTATCGGCAACGATAAAAAGCCCATCGCGAGTTTCTTGTTTCTTGGCCCAACAGGCACAGGTAAAACAGAGTTGGCTAAACTGCTGTCTAAGAACTTAGATATGCCCCTTCTCAAGTATGATATGAGTGAATACAGCGAGAAGCACAGTGTAAGCAGTTTGATCGGTCCTCCCCCTGGTTATGTAGGCTTCGGTGATTCACAAGTACAAGGTGGACGCCTAATTTCAGACTTGAGCAAGAATCCTCACTCTATCCTACTGTTTGACGAAGTTGAAAAGGCACACCCTGACATCTTTAACATCTTCTTACAGATGTTAGACGAAGGTCGTGTCACTGGATCAAACGGTAAAGAAGTGTCAATGAAGAACACACTGATCATCCTCACTTCAAATCTAGGATCACAAGACGGAGAACGGAATAACATCGGTTTCGGTGTCCAAGAAAAGACCGGCGAAGATGACAAGGCTCTCAAGCAGTTCTTCAAGCCTGAGTTCCGCAATCGCCTTGACATGGTCTGCAAGTTTGATAAACTGGACATGTTGTCTATCAAGAAGATCGTCATCAAGTTTGTTGAAGAACTTAAGAAGCCCCTGCTTGACAAGCATAACATCACGCTTAATCTGAGTGAACCTGTCGTTAATTATCTCGCAGATAAGGGATACGATAGCAAGATGGGAGCAAGGCCGCTCAGCCGTAAGATTGATGAGATGCTCCGTGTTCCATTATCAAAGAAGATCCTCTTTGAGCGTATCAACAATGCGAATGTGATGGCAGTCTTAGAGAATGATGAGATCGCATTTAATGTAACTATCAAGCAAGTTGCACATGTTGGGAATGATGGCATTATTGAAGTCGGAAATTAGACCTAACCTATACTATAACAAGTATAAGTATAGGGGTACCATCGTTGATCAGAATATACGCTTTATATGTTCTTGCAAAACATTTGCACAGTTCCTGAACTTTATTAAAAATGAAGAAAAGTATCCTGATCGCTACTCTCAGCAGCGTCTTAGAATCCTTCCTAATACTGATGCTCAACTTGATGAGGTTAAAAACATAATAGAATATCGTAATAAAATGCAACTTATAGAAGGCGTTGTCATAAGAAGGGAACATAATAGTATATCTTTCTACAGCAACAATATTGAATTATTGAAGGAAATATGGGAATTTAGACCAAACTCATTTATTACTGAGGCTAATGCTATGCCAACAGGAGTCATGACATTTGTCAAAGAACCACAACACAAGTACAGATTATACTTGGTCAACGGAAGAGTCAATGCTAGTTCAAGGGAAGAACTTGCTGCTTATGTGAACAGGTCGGCTATATTTCCATGTCATGCACTCTCTCGCTGGCTAAAAAGGAATAGGCTCGTGCATTATGTTTATGAATATTCTAATAACAAATTCTTTTTAGAGTATGATGATCCCGGAACATTAACAGTGTTAGGTCTTATCTGTCCTGAACTTATCGGAAAAGTTTATAAATTAGAAAAGCGTTAGAATTGAATAAATACTCTAATAAAATGGAGTATTTATATGGCAAGAGTTGTTGAAGATGTACTCGTACTCAAACTAAGTAAATTAGTAAAGGACGATGCGACCGAAGATAGCATTGTCACCGAAGAGATACATGCTGCTTTAGAACAAGTAACTGCGGAATTAGTTGGTGATGGTATAATTGTAGAGGTTGTGAGAGCGTAATGTCACAGGGCGTCACTCTACAATTATTACCACAAACAGCCTATCACAATCCAGGTAACGGCGCACCTTACACGGTTGTGGGTAACTCGCAACCTGCCGCATCTTATTATCTTGGAAATCAAAACCTACAGACGGTCAATATCTCAACGACGACCTGCACAGGAAACATCATCATTGAAGCTACATTGGCAAGTAAACCATTAGATTCAGATTGGTTTGAAGTCTATAATCTTCCAACAAGTAACACTAATACTTCAATGTATACCAATATTACCGGCACCTTTGTATATATCAGGGCCGTAATACAAGACTTCAGCTACGGCGGAGTCAATTACGTCAACCTCAGCTATTGATTTCTTGGATACTTTTTTCCTAATCTAGCTAATGACATATTTCTCTTATGCTCTTCCGAAAGGGGTTTTCCCTTTCGGTTAGCGCCTTTCTTAGCATTAGTTTCTGCACTTGCCGGAGGTCTTGCTAATGCTCGTATGCGCTGCTGCTCTTTGAATTCAGGAGTACGCCTTCCATTAGATTTACCTGTTCTACTAATGCTACGTTTTTGAATATGCTCCGGTGTTTGTTTCAGACCAGCGATGCCATCTCCGCCATCAGTACGATTATGTAAGATACCGGTACCTATGTCTTTCCTACCGTACCATCTGATCATTCTTCGCTCAATAGCTAATGCACCTATTTCAGTAAGGTTATGCTCTAGGATTATTATTCTTGACAAATCGCTAGGAGTTTGATATCGTTCTCTTTTGCTGTGTTTCCATCGTCTGCCTTTGCCTTTCCCTATATAATAAGGAGTGCCTTCGGTACGCAAATATGCGTATACATAGAATCCTAAGGGGTGGGTTGGATAGTGATAAATATTCATAGCTGATGCTCCTCTAAAGCGTTAGAGTAGTTAGGTGTTCCACCACCGTGAACTACACTTTTATTTATCAATTAATGATAAATATACATATCTAAGAAAGAAAAAATATGGAAACTACAATCAATATCAAGGCACAATTTGAAGCATTCATTGCTGAGAATGAGAAGTTTGAGAAGGGCAATGCAGCAGCGGGCACCCGTGCCCGCAAGGCATTAGGCGATCTTGCTAAGTTATGCAAGGCCCGTCGCAGTGAAATCACTGACACTAAGAACGCTCGTAAAGAACTCAAATCATAAAACTATGCAACGTATCTATACTATGCGGGTGGCAACTCCGATTTTATCTTCAAAGATAGAACAGAGAGTAGAATATCCTTTTATCGGGCCGCATGCTGATAGATACGCTAAAAAAATTGCAGATGACATAAAAAAGATAAATCCTGATAAAATCTTATGCTTATGTATGGGTGAGCATGAGCCCGAGTATTTTTTTGGGATTTTTTTTTCCGAAATACAAGACTGGTTACTAGAAAACAATAAAATTATTAATCTATTAATAAGTAATCCAGATGGTAAAGAAGTTAGACCTAATATTATTACTGAAGCAACTGCTGGATTTTATCAAAACAGTAGGTATATATTAATTAACCATGTTAAAAGTGATATAAATTATGAAGAAACGCATCTATTAGCAGATAAAGTGTATACTTCGTATAACCATAGGTATAGAACTGAAAGAGGATTGCTAGTAGACACCCTAGTTCAACATGATCTTTTAAATTACGGCGTTGTAACCTTTGCTTATCCAGACATGCATCAGTGGAAATATCATGATGGAACACGACTGAAGGATGAAAACGAAGAATTAGAAAATTTCGCATCTAATCATGGCCTGCCCCCAAGTTTTATGAGAGGATTTTTTGACATTGTGTCAGAATCTAGCATTAAGACTGAAGGATGGTTTATGACAGAAAAAACAATAAAAAGTATAGCCACACTGAAACCTTTCATATCACTTTGTAGTCCGGGATATCATAAATTTTTAATTGATAATTATGGACTTGAATTATATGATGAACTGTTTGACTATAGTTTTGATTCGTTGCCTGACGTTGAAGATCGGATACAAGGAATAGTAGAAAACACTATTCGTATTTCTGCTCTTTATAATGAAGATTTTAGAGACAGAATGCATGACATATTGCTTCCTAAGATGATTAGAAATAGGCAAAAAATGATAAATTTTGGCTTATCTAAAGAAAAGATTATACCAAAATCATTTTGGTTCTTAACAAAAAATACTGAATATCAACTGTATGGTGATTTAAGAGGATTGGTTTACGGTTATCTATGGTATTGGGTTTGGAAAAAATGGATAGATTTTGACACTCTACAAGAAGATTTAAAAAAATTGGTCATGGAGAGGTTTTCTATTCTACGAGGTGATGGAATTTATATTGAAAATAAATATCATGAATTATCCAATACAGAATAGCAGTCGTTTTTAATAAATACATTTAAGGTTAACTATTATGATGATACTAATTGAAGGTGGAAATGTTGTGCCGGGTGCAGTCCCTATCAAAAGGGAAAACTTTGCTGCGGCTATGAAAAACCTTCAGGATATCCTACCGCAGGGATTAAATCTATATCCTATCGGTAGTGCAGGGAAGAAAGAGATATCAAGTGATATCGATGCCCTCGTTGATGCAGAAGAATTGATGAGGGCATTTCCTGCAAAGGAGCTTAAATTAAGTAGAAAAGAACTAGAAGATTACTTTAAGAGTAAAGGTCTGTTCGCAGCAAGGACTGGTGTCAGCATACACGTTGGTGTCCCCACTGGTGTTGGTGATGAGGTAGTTCAAGTGGATCTGATGGCTGTAGAAAATGCAAAAGCAGCACAGCCATTGCACACCCACGACTATTCTGATCCAAATATGAAGGGCGGAACATTACACGCAATGTGGGCTGATCTAGCGAACATGAGTAGTATTCCTGGACATACTAGTCTCATGATGAGTCCTTATAAGGGTCTAGTGGATAGAGAAAACAAAGAACTGATCACGAATGATAAAGATGAGATCGCTAAGATCATCATAGGACCAACTGCTTCAGCAGATGATATGGGTAATCCAACAAAGTTGTTGAAGGCATTACAATCATATCCTGAAAAATATAAGGCTATCAAGCAGAAGTACGCTATTGAAGACCCGATTGCTGAAGGTAGCAGTGAGTGGTTCCGTAATACATTGGATCGGTTGAGATGAAAATAAAAACTATCTTGACAGAAGCAGATGCATCTAAAGTAGGTCGTAAGTATCAGCATATTGAAGATTTGGTGTTGAGTCACGGGTCACACGGGGGATTACACGCAATCCAAAGATTGCGTAATATGGCTGAGCAAGGCGGAACTATAGAACTCAAATGGGACGGTATGCCAGTGGTATATTGGGGTCGTGATGAAACAGGTAACTTCAGCATGATTCCTAAAAATGCATGGGCATATCTAAAGAGCGGAAAAACACAAACATCGTCAGGTGCCCCTACAGTCATGAGAAACCCGAATGATGTGAAATCATTTGTGTTAGGTACCGGTAGCGGAGATCCAAAAGCGAGAGAAGTGTTCGCTAAACAGTTTGCTAGTCTATGGCCTTATTTTGAACAGATTAGTCCTAAGCAAGGATATATAGAAGGCGGGTTGTTATTCTACCCAGGCACTAAACCAGACGGTGTGTCTGCTATGCCTATATATACTAAAGAGACTAATACTTACGACTTTACTCCTAATATCACGACATTCCATGTACCAGCAGATAGCGAGCTAGGCAAGAGAATTGCTAAGGCAAAGGTAATGGTAGCTGCTACAGGATATTTCCCCACATTAGGATCATCCGATGAGCAGCGTTATCCAGATGCAGCAAGTTTGAGTACACCGGATGTGATTGTTCAGGGCACGACTTATGTGCAGGATCCAGTAAAAGTAGATCAAAAAGGATTAGATAGGCTAGAAGCATTCATCAAGACTAATGCAAAAAAGATTGACGACTATCTTGCTCCTAAGCCAGGTATGAGCAATCCAGGTAGAGAACTATATTCATATCTAAACAAACATCTACGCACTGAGGGATTGGTAAATGATTTTCCAGATTGGGCTAAGTCAAATCTAAGTGCGAAAAAAGCAGAGACTTTACTCTCTGATAAAGAAGGGTTAAAAACGACGCTAGGTGCGATAGAAGCCCTTGGTATTCATAAGAAACTATTGATTGACGAGTTGAGTCAAGGATTACATGGTGGAATCAAGCAGACTAAGCCAGAAGGATATGCACAAGCACACCCTGGCGCAAAATTTGACTATGATATCCCTGGACAATTCATAAAGACAATTGACCAAAAGAATTGGTCTCCTAAGGAATCAGTACTTAATACAGGTACAGCTATAACTGAAGCACAGCAAGGTAAATCAGCCGTAGTAGGCTGGGGTCGTGGCATGGGACACACCGGACATGATGCTCTTGTCATCGCAGTATTGCATCAGGCAATAAAGACTAATGCGACACCGTTCTTTATCATATCACGCAGTTTCGGTAAAGATGATCCTATTCCACCTGAAATGAAGTTGGAACTTTATAGGAAGAAATTCCCTAAATATGCGGATATGTTTCAACTTAAAACTAATCTAAACGATGAATTAGCTGCATTAGCTTCTAATGGATATACTGACGTGACGCTTGTAGTTGGTGCTGATCAGAAAGAAGCATTTGGTTATCTCACCCGCCCTGATAAATCAGGTACAGAACCCTATAAAAAATTCGGATTAGATAGCTTGACTATAATGAGCAGACAAGATACGAAGGCTCCCGGAAGCGATACAGAAAGTCCTGACTATCATGAAGGACCTAGAGCAACACCCATGCGCGAGATATTAATGAATCCGAACGCAACTAAAGAAGAACAATTTGCCGTCTGGAGACAAGCAATCAGTCCTAAAATCAGCGATGAAGAAGTATTACATATGATGCGTGTGGCAAAAGAAAATCTCACGCAGTTTCACGCTCCAAAGCCAAAAGGTCGTAAACTAAAAGAATTCATACAGCGTATTCAGCCACTCATTGTTTCTGAATCTATCTCGGTTGATGAAAAGATACCTCTTATTCGTATGTTCAATCAAGCATCAAAGCAACTCAGCGAAGCTGCTGTAAAACCCAAATATGACAAAGACAAAATATATGAACTATTCATTAATCATCTTGACTCAGGTCCATTTGATGGTGGATGTCTAACTGCGGCTGAAGTCATTAAAAATCGTATAGGAGGAAATATTGTTGTTCTTGTTGATAAAAACAACATAGCACAACATGCAGTGGTTGAAAAAAACGGAGTCTATCACGATTTTGACGGACCTGCCAGTTCATTGAAAGCCATAATAAGCCGTTTCAATAAAAATGAGATGGCTAATGCGACGGGTGCTAGAAAACTCAAAGCAGGTGACCTACCTAATGCTAAGTTAGACAAAGCACTAGCAAAAGATATCGCTACTATATACCCGTATGAAGAACTTTTCGCTTCTCGTATAAACGAAGGTGATATGAAACCTACGCATGTCACTGGTAAGGAAAAGCCAGGGGCAGTAGAAATGCTAGAGAAAGCATTATTGAAAGCCAAAGAACGCGGCATAAAACTTGATTACGATAAGATAGACAAGATGATGCAAGTCGTCTGCAAAGAATACCATCTTACTGGTGATAAGTTACACAATGATTTCGTGAAGAAGCATCATATGATTCCGGATAATTGGATAAAAAAACAAAAGATAAACGAGACCACTTTTGATTGGTCTGACTACAACTACATTGAAGACATGGATACTAGACTTAGGATAACAGAGGCATTTTTTACTAGAAATACGGTGCTAACAGAAGCAAATGATCCTGAAATAGATTCTTATTTCAAATCATTAGTAAACATGTCTGATAATGTTAAACTTAATAAAAAATGTATTCTTGTACCGTTGGTATTGATCAATGATCATGTGTCTCCTGCACATGCACCTGAGGTAGTAACATTACTGAGCAAAGATAATGGCACATGTACTGCCCAAAGAAACTCAGGTCAAAAAGAAACTTATCCTCTTAGTAGATCCGTTGGTAATCTAACTACAGTGACGTTGTTGTTTAATAAAGCAGACTCGTATAATAAGGTACAAACATTATTGGCATTAAAGTTTGAAACATCTTTGCCAAATATAGAGGCAATTATTGGCATGAAAAAAAATGCCCAATCAAACACTAATATATCTCAAAACAACGATTATCTAGAAGAAAAATAATTTCACTACCTTCTACTGATGTAAATATCATTATAAGTTTACAACAGAAGAGGACTTAAATGGCACGTAAACCAAACACTAAGAAGGCAGCCGCAGCAGAAGAAAAGACTGTTCCGGTTGAGAAGATTCATGAGATCGCAGAACAGGCTGCTGCCGAGCAACAAGCTCCGCAAGAAGGCCAGATTCAAGTCAACGTAGATTTCTTACGTACAACTAAGGTTCATATCGCAATGCCTTGTTACGGTGGCATGTTGACTGAATCTACATTCATGTCATTCATCAAGTGGGCAAACACTGCCCGTCAACTTGGTATTGATTGGACCTTAGAGACTATGGTTAATGAATCTCTCATCAGCCGCGCTCGTAATACGCTAACGGCAAAGTTCTTAGACATGCCTGAAGCAACTCACTTGTTCTTCGTTGACGCGGACATCGGTTGGGAACCCTGGCATTTGCTAGTCCTTCTAAATCGTGATGTTGATGTCATCGGTGGTCTTTATCCGATGAAGACGATGCCGATCAAGTGGGTCGTCAACGGGTTTGAAGGTGCTGAAGAAGGTCCTGATGGTCTTCAAGAAGTCTCTAAGGCAGGCACTGGCTTCCTTCTCATGAAGAAGCATGTATTTGAGAAGTTAAATTCTCACCCAGCAGTCAAGCAGTATAAGAATGATATCGGTCTTGATCCGAAGTATGATCAATATCTAAAGACATACTTTGATACTGCTGTACGTCAGAATCGTTACTACAGCGAGGATTGGACTTTTTGCGAGAACCTTAGGGATTTAGGCGGCAAGATTTGGGTTGACAAGCGT